GTCAGGATAATGCTGGGTTTATAACCATTAACTATCGTTAATGATACCCTAACCGTTAGTTCGGTTGCTTTCTTGACACCTAAGCTTCTAAATTGAATTAGCGAGACTTGTTATTATTTGAATCTTTAAGGTAGATTCATGGTATAACTTTACCATTATTTTATCTACACGCTTAAACGAGTTATTTTATTTATCTCTGATTAACCAACCATTATTATGAGTTGCTCTGTTCAGGGATATCTAAAACAATACCGAATCGGTCCGTGGATAAAATAGAACAATCTGCTCAATTAAAGCCAAATCTGGTTATGTACTTATGTTCTTAAAAGAATACAGGTCCATGTACGGAAGAGGCTAGGCAGGGATTTAAATTTTCTCTCATTTAGGTGAGAAGGATATTTAATTGAACTGTAGTGACTATATTATCACAATTGAGTGGTATAATGTTACCTGTTCGTATTCTTAGAATTTAAAATAATTCCTTAAATAATAAGAAACACTAACAAAGGGCTATATTATCCCAAATGATTGCACCATATTATGACTTAAGGTATGAAACTTAAGATAATATGAGAAGAGATATCATAAATTTTTCATTAAATTGAAGAGATTGGAAAAGATCATTCTATCTGTAAAGATGTCTGATCTATATTTCAACAAACTCACAGGTTTAACACCTGCCCGTTCAAAGGGTGGCTGCCTCTCCAGAAATGGAATAAGGAGTCTTAATCTTATGCATCCCGGTAAGACCGGAATAAACTTATAATGAAAAATATTTTAAAATATTTAAAATTTTCTCACACAAGTTTAGGTATGCTTAAATTAAGTGCCGCGATCACCAGAAATGGTGGTCACTCAATAATCCCACACATCTTTAGATGTATGTGATTAGAGAGAGGATCAAAACCTTCGTGAGGGACTCTTACAATTATCTATAGATTCATGAAAATAATACAAATATTAATAAAGAATAATGGGATTCCATATACTGTTAAGTATTTGAAAGCCTGTTATGTATTATTAATCCAATCCTTATCTGATTATCAGATATCGGACTCAGCAACTTTAGGAGTTAGAGTTAAAAGAAATCGATCTGGTCTTCCATATTTAATTGATTTTTATTCAAAAAGACAATTACATTTGGAAAACATATATTATATAAGACTTTGAAGTACTCTATTTTCTATATATAGAAATATTGAATTCAAAGCTCCCGTTAAATTATCTACTATAACTGATCCTTATTCTGGGTCAATTATAGATTTTGATAATTATTTTGGGAAATATATAAGACCGTTTCTTACTCTCTTCCTAACAAGTTATGTACTTCCAAAGGGTTCATTATTTTCTATTTTTACTGCCTCACCATCTACTGATCCAGGTCAATGATCGACATCAAGAAGTGCCTTTTTACGGGCATTGATATGATTCAATCAACCTGAGAATAATAGATCATGAGAAGCTTTAATAGAACTTAGTAAAGAAAATTTATCTTTGATAAACTTCCTTAATAAGTCTATTAGTTATCTTAATAAGTATATTAAAGATGACAACGCAATCGAGGATATATATAATGATTATTCAAAAGATTTATCATTAGATCCTAGTTTCGTAAAGCTTTGTAATAAGTATAAAATACCGGTTTCTTCTCCTCATCCTAGATGTTTAACAATTGTTAAAAGTCTTGGAAGTTTGGAGGTTAAACCTGAACCAGCTGGAAAAATGAGAGTTTTTGCTATGGTAGATTGTATAACTCAATGAGCTTTAAAACCATTACATACTTTTATTTTTGATAATTTGAAAAATAAAAATATTGTAGATGGAACTTTTGATCAATTGGAACCTTTAAAAAGAATTCCTTGAGACTCAAAAGATTTGTTCATTGGATCATTAGATCTATCCGCCGCAACTGATCGATTACCTTTATCCTTACAAAAATTTATTCTTAAATATATTTTTGGAAGACGGTTTGCTGAATCTTGAGCTATCTTATTAACAGATAGATTTTACTCTTTTACTCACCTTTTGAAAGATTACTCATTTAGTAATCCTCCAGAAAGTGGTAAAGTTAAATATCAAGTTGGTCAACCTATGGGTGCTTTATCAAGTTGAGGTATGTTAGCATTAACTCATCATTTTGTAGTACAAGTTGCTGCCTGAAAATCAGGATACTCTATAAATCACCTTTTCACTAAGTACGTAGTACTTGGAGATGATGTTGCGATTTGAGATAAGGGTGTTTCAAAAAATTATTTATTAATTATGAAACATCTTGGAGTTAGTATTAACCTATCAAAATCAATTCTATCACCTGGAATAGGGGTAGAATTTGCAAAAAGAGTTTATTTTAAAGGAGTAGACATTAGTCCATTTCCTTTAAAAGAAGCTCAGGCTTCAGTTTGAAGTTATGCAGGAATTTTAGAATTACAAAGAAAATATAATATTTCTTGTTCTTCTTTATTCAGATTTCTTGGTTATGGTCCTCATGCCAGTAATCCTAATTCTAATAGTTTTAAAATGAGACTATATAGATTACTTTCTTCTATTCCTAATGATACTGAATCATATTTGAGTGCTTTTTCAAGCATGTCAAATTTTGTTCAATTATCAGGAGTTGAAGATCATATCAATATAGCCCAGTTAATTACTACACTAGAAGAAGGATGAGATAAATTAAGAGATGATTTCGAAAATGCAGCTAATGAATTAGCTAACATTAACTATTCAGATCCTGATTATACTCATTTTACTGGTATTATCTCAGAAGAGCATCTTATCTCAACCATCCAGAAATTATCTGAAATGGTAGTATTAGGTGATCAAGAACTTATCCATTTAGAAGTACTTAAGCATTACCCATTACGGTGAGCTCAAGATAAATCTGTTTTTATAGATACAGTTCTGGAAAATAGAGATAGTCTAGAGAAATTATTTAGGTCAATAAGTTGTTACTTAGAAACCTTAGATAATTTTTCTAAATTAGGTATTGATTCTTTAGTTAATCCTAAAAGAAGTATTCCTCTAACTCCTCAAGAAGCTATGATTGCTCATAATTCTTGAGAGGCCAAGTCTACTTTAATTAGAATGAACTACAATCTTACTCAATTCGTTCATCCTTGGGTTTTAGATCCGAGATCATCGACTGCAAGAGATAATAAATTTTTCTTACGTTGATTTTCTTAAGTTTCTTAAACTCGAGGGTGACAGGTAATTGGATTTTCCACTTGTATTATTTTCTAAATCAACAATCCCAAATTAATGAAATTTTTAATTTGATTATTAGGACAAAGTGGTTCCTGTAGTAGAAGAATGTTACGACTATCTTTCCGAATCATGCAAAGACCAGGTATTTACCTGGTCAATTAAGGACTCGAAGACATATGTATCTAGTTATAATGAATCTTTCATTATACTTAGGTTTATATACATTCATTTCCTTATTTTGATTAGGAGTTTTCAGTCATTTCAACTGCTTGGATTCTACTCCGTTGTGATTCTTCTATGCTAAATACTTATTGTATTATTGCGTAGATTGAATGGTTATTTTCATCATAAATCATGGAGATACTGCTATAAATTAATTTTCTAGCAATGCTCCAGTTTTATGATATGAAATACCTTGACTCGTATTTTAATATACAAGCACAACAATTTAAATCCCAATCGAAGGTTTAATCTTCCGTATTATTCATATATTCCAAGGTATTGTACCTTTGGAAAGTTTGTTTAATACTATATGATTTGATGAGATAGCAATGTTTACATTGTCTATGTGAACACTTGTTAAAAGTGTCCCACATCTTTTCATATCTGGATGATTAATATGATTGCCCTTACCATACTATTCTAATTTGAATATTCTTATCTTAATGAAATTATTAAATCATTTCATTGATTGGAATATTCAAGTTGATTTTCTTTTAGATAACAACCATGTCCCTCTCGGAGGAGATCCTACAGCTAAGTAACAATACTTAAACGCTCTGCGTCCCTTATGAGTTACTTAGGCAC